GTTGAAGAGGAATGCCTTGAAAAATTGTTTCACAATCCAACTATACATGATGGATATAGTTATTTAACAAATACTGAAATAGTGTCAATCATAATGGATAAAATGAAATTGAGAGTCGGATCAAAGAAACTTGGTATTGTATTAAAAGAACTTGGATATGAGCAAAAAAAGAAAAATGGGGTACAAAAATACCAAATTATGCCAAAATAGGGTAGGATGGGCAACTTCGGGTAACTTGCAAATTGACGAAGTTACCCTACTCAAAGTCAATGTAGATAAGGGTTTCAGCGTATTAGGGTAACTTGGGTAAGATTAATTCCTATAAAAGGTTATATAATATTATATATAGAGAGTATATATAACGCGTGATTTTTATAGCACCTTATAGGAAGGCCTTTTGAAGTTACCCAAGTTACCAAAGTCACCCTAAAAAAATATTTCGCCATAAATATCCAATTCTGATTAATTTTGTTTACAATGGCAAAGAAAGGGTTTTATATACGGCATAATACAAAAGACAATAGCATAATGCTCAATGTCTTTGTAAGCGATTTTAAGGCGTATTTAGACACTTTGCAGTCAGATGATGGTTGGATAAAGCTGAGGATATTTGAGAGGCAAGAAGTCGACTCTAAAGGCTTTACACACGATATGCACGCAATAGTCTTGAATAAACAAAACGAGAATCATGAGCAACGTTAAAGGATGGGGTGGTAAGAGACCTGGAGCGGGTCGAAAAAAGAGGATGGATGAGGAAGAGCAGATGGAGAAATTATCTGTGTTTGAACCAGATGCGTTTAAGGCTTGGGGTGAGAAGATAAAAGAGAAGGATATGGAAGCCATAAAACTCTTTGTGAAATACTATCTTGGCGAACCGATTAAGAAAGTAGAGCAGACAATCGAAGGCAATTTATCAGGATTAGTAGTAGAAATCATCAATGGGGCAACCGCTGAAAATACAAACCAGTAGAGTTTTCGAAATCCTCAAGGATTCGTCTTCCCGTATCACTGTGATGCAGGGCGGATCACGTTCGGGTAAAACTTACAACATAATCCTGTGGTTTGTCATCAAACTCCTTCAGGAACGTGGCAAAACGCTCTCGATTGTGAGGCAGTCACTACCAAGTATTAAGGGTTCGGTGCTGCGTGATTTCATTGAGATTCTCCTTAAAATGGGGATTTATGATGAATCGAACCACAATAAGACTGAACAAACATATAATCTAAATGGTAATCTCGTTGAGTTCGTTTCCGTTGACCAACCGCATAAAATACGGGGTAGGAAGAGAACTTACCTTTTTATGAACGAATGCACCGAGATGTCATACGAGGCATGGGTGCAGCTTACAATGAGAACTGAGGGTAAAATCGTTCTCGACTATAACCCTTCAGACGAGTATCATTGGGTGTTCGATAAAGTCATACCAAGAGATGATGCTGATTTCTTCATTACCACTTACAAAGACAATCCATTCTTACCGAAGGAATTGGTGGCTGAGATAGAAAGACTCAAAGATGCAGACGAAAACTACTGGCTCGTCTACGGATTAGGTCAGAAAGGAAATCAAAACGATACAGTTTACACCCATTGGAGGCCAGTGAGCAAGATGCCTGAAGGTGAGACGGTTTACGGGTTGGATTTTGGATTTAACAACCCATCGGCAATGGTTAAAGTGGTATTTCATGATGGTGGTATTTACGCTGAAGAGATGCTCTATGAAACTAAGCTGACCACAAATGACCTTGTAGAACGTATCAAGAATCTTGGCATATCAGCCTATGATGAGATATTCTGCGACTCAGCAGAGCCTAAGACCATTGAGGAACTTGTAAGAAATGGGTTTAATGCCAAGCCGTCAAACAAAGATGTATTTGTTGGCATCCAAAAGATAAAATCTTTACCTTTCTTTGTGTTGGATACTTCAGCAAATCTTATCAAGGAACTGAAAAACTACAAGTGGAAAACGGACAAGAATGGCAAACGATTGGATGAGCCTGTCAAATTCATGGATCACGCAATAGATGGTTTAAGATATAGTGTCTATACGAAATTAAACGCACCTCAGTTGACCTGGGGTATAATGTAATCATATGGGTATTTTAGATATATTCAAAAAGAAAGGACTCAATCCGAATATCGGAGCGCAAAGAGAAGTTCAAGCCGTTAATGGTGTTGTACTTCAACCGTATTACTCAGAGGCATACGTGACAGAGGGATACATGGGTAACTCCGATGTTTACTCAATTGTAACATTCCTTGCACGTAAAGCGGGTTCAATTCCGTGGTACGTGTACAAGATGAAGCCAGGTGAGAAGGCGAAGACATCATTAGAGCGTTACAAGCAACTCTCAAAGGGCCTGCATAATAAGGGTGCGTTTGAACGTGCCTTAATGGAAAGAAAGAACGCTTATGAGGAAAATATGGTAACGGGAACTCCGTTGGCTAAGTTATTGGAGCGACCGAATCCACAACAAGCACAAGACCAGTTCTTTCAGAACTTATTTGGATACAGGATTCTGAGCGGTGAGGGTAACATCTACGGAAACGATGGTAACATAGAGAATGGCAAGTTCGTTGAACTGAACATATTGCCGACTCAGTTCCTTGAAATATATCCTGATCCCAATGACCTTTACGGATTATTGGGGTATAAGCTGATGGTCGCTCAAGGTATCAACATACCAAAGGCTAATGTCTGTAATTGGAAGTCATGGAATCCTGATTTCAATGATGTGACTCGTTCTCACCTTAGAGGCGTTTCTCCACTGCGTTCAGCGTGGAAACTATTAAGGATGTCAAACAACGCAGCGGATGCAAGTGCGAAGATGACACAGAACGGAGGGGCAAAGGGCGCATTAGTTCCGCAGCCTGTGAATAACAACATACCTCAGATGACACCTGAACAGGCATCAATAATACAGAGGGCAATCAATGAGAGGATAAACGGAACTGATAATAAAGGTTCTGTTGGTGTGATGCAATATCCGTACAACTACCTCAATTTCGGATTGTCATCAGTTGACATGGAACTTGTGAAGACTTTGCAAATGACTTTACATCAATGGTGTAGGGTATTTGGAATGCCTATTGTTTTGTTTGATACAGACACATCATCATATAACAACTACACAAATGGTATGCGTGATCTTATCACTAACACCATTGCACCGCTTTGTGCGGAGTTGAGAGATGAACTTAACGCATGGCTTGTTCCAAGATTCGGTGAGAACGTTTACATAGACTTCGACATATCCGCACTCCCAGAACTACAATCTGACATGGAGAAGATGGTTTCTCAGCTTAAACAAGCCGATTGGCTGACCTTTGATGAGAAGAGGACTGCTATGGGTTATGAAGAGAAAGGAGGTGCTTATGCCTCATCCTATGTAAGTGGAGGCATGATGCCACTTGAGATGTCAATGATGGATTTAACGGTACCTGATGACAATAATGGAAATGGTATATGAGAAATACCCAAAGACACAAGCAGAACGAAACTGCTTGATAGAAAGGAGAATGATGGATGCAGTAAGGGCATCTTATAAAATAAAGTTAGAAAATGAACGCAAGGCAGAGGAAGGAATATTGGATGAAAACCGAGAGGCTACGAGCAGGTCTTGATAAAAAGTACTTCGAGCAGATTCAACAATCCGTTTGGAATACTTTTAAGAGATTTGCTCGTGATATCGAAGTCATCGGTATTGATGCTGCACGTTCACGCCTTGGCTTGGATTTGTGGGATAAGGAGATGCTGAAGATATTTGAGGCACTCTACAAAGAATCCGTTTTGCTATTTGGCAATAGTGTTTATCGGGCATTGAGGATTGAATCACAAAAGGCTGAAACATTCGGTTTTAATCGTGAATGGACTGATTCGGTGTTGGAGTTCTTACTAAAGCAGGGGTTTGTCTTGGTTGCTGATATAACATCAACGACTAAGAAGAAACTAAACGATATTGTGAATAAAGGCATCGAAGAAGGATTAGGCGTGGATGAGATTGTGAAACTCATCCTTTCTGATGATAACCTCGCATATTCAGCAATGAGGGCAAGGAGGATTGTGAGAACGGAGGTGATGCGGTCTTCCAATATCGGAGCAATGAAAGGAGCGGAGGCACATGGATTTTATGTAGATAAAGAATGGATTTCTGCAAGGGATAAGAGGACAAGGAGAATTCCTGAAGATGAATTCGACCACGTGCAGATGGATGGAAAGGTTGTAGCGTTTGAAGAGCCATTTACATCAACTGGAAAGAAGGGTGAGCCTGTGGTGGCAATGCAGCCAGGGGATTTATCTGCACCCCCAGGATTCACAATCAATTGCCGTTGCACTGTTGGGTTTATTCCAAAGCGTGATGCCAATGGAAGATTATTAAGGAAACCAAAGTTGGGTGCGCCAACGATAGGAGGTATAAATCAGCCTACAATACCAACTCCAACGATACAACCACCTACGATACAAGCACCAAAGCCAACAAAAACAACTGCACAAGTAAAGCAAAGTGTATTAAATAGTTTCGTTAATAACGTTAAATTATCCGTTAAAAAAATAAGCATATCAAAAGATATACCATTAGATGAATTAAACGCAAGAGCAGAAATATTAGATAAACTAACACAGAAATATAATTTATCACCTGCAATAGATTTAAATTATGGGACAAACATAACGTTCAAAAGTACTAAAAGAGCTTACGGGTTTGTTCGTTTTATCGGTGCAGGTAAAAGAATTGATACCGCAAATTTTGGTGATAGGTCAGATACAAGTAATGGTAGAAAGTACACTCCAAATTATGAGGGCATAAGAGATAAAAGCAGGGTTGATGAAATAAATATAAAATTGGCTACAACTGTACACGAATTTGGTCATTTAATAACATTAAGTAATCAAAGCGGAATACCTGGAGTGAATAATGCAGTAATTCAATTTTATAATGAATTAAGAACTTTAAGAACTGAATACATACAGGAATTATTAAAATATAATAGGGAAAGAGATTATTATATGCGTAATGAAATATCATTGGGCAATTATGCAAGTACAAATCTTGATGAATTTATGGCTGAAGCTTTTACTGAGTATCAATTGAGCAGTAACCCAAGCAAATATGCTACTCTTGTTGGGAATTTGATGGATAAATACTTTAAAAAATAACTATGGAAGCAGTAAGATTAGTTTGTTTTGATTGTAAGCATTTTAGACAATTTGAAGGTGGTTGTAATGCTTTTCCAGATGGAATACCAAATGAAATTACATCAGGAGAAAATGAGCATGAAATTCCACTTATTGACCAAGACAATGATATAGTATTTGAACCTTTAAACTAACGATAATGCCGATAACAAGGTGCGACAACGGAAAATATAGGATAGGAGATGGTGAATGCGTATTCACCTCAAGAGCATCAGCAGAAAGAGCATATGTTGCTTATTTGGCTGAGGAGGATGAAAATCATGAAGAAAACCACAATAATAAAAAAAGTATGATATACAATTATAAACATCA